GCGTGATGACGTATTTCTCGTCGGTCCGGGTCGTGCCGTAATTGGCCGTGAGAACAAGCTGCGTATGAGATGTGACGGAAGCGATGACGAAAGGTGTGACATCTCCATCGAGGAGAATCTCATCGCCGGCGCTAACCCGCCCTGACCAAAGGGAGTCAGTGCCAATCACAATGTTTGACCCAGCGACGGTTGAGACGGTTCCTGTAGTGTATTGACTCATGTGGTTTACCCCATGTCCTCGAATGATTGCTTCTCGATAGCGCTATCAGTGCAGTGACTGGCCCTTGGCGGAGGGAACGTCGAAAACTTAGCGAGTATGATAGCACCCGCCTCCCAGTACTCAGCGCACGTGGCTGCCGTGCGTATGAACTCAAACTGGTCTTTCGCTACTACCATCACCCGTGTTGGGGTTGCCGGCGGCCCTTCAGTGTAATACCAAATTTCTGTTCGGCGTGTGAACATCGACGGGCTTGGCCCTTCATAAATGATCTCCCCTGAGACGAATAAGTCGACCCAATCCGTTGCTGTGTTGGGGTTGCCGGCGATGACAACGTATCCTAGGAAATCAGGGGCCAAAACTGGATTCCAAGACATCATATACTCAAACCACGGTACTGCGACGTCGTAGTTATTCAAACGAAACCCAACCCAGTATTGAGACGCCATATAATTGTAGAGGGCGGCGTAACCTCCCGGCGTCGGCAACGGTGATGTGAATGCGGGCGGCGGATTGGAAACCGACAGAGAGGCGCGGTTCTCGGATCGGGTATTGAACACGTCAAGGGCCCAAACCGAAATCTCGAAGGTGCGGACAGGGACGCCGTCGTTGTCCTGCTCATTCATGATATACCAATACGTGAACTGCCCTTCCTTTGTGAAAACGGTGCGGAGATGTTCCCCGGCACTCCAAATCTCGATGATATAGCCGGCAAACCAATCCTCGAGGGAGGAGGCCCCCGCGCCAAACGGTTCAGTGCCGGCAGGATAATCTTTCAACGTCTTCGAGAAGTCAAACCACGTGAACATGGGGTTTAACCCCGTGAAGAACACCCCGTTTGCGGATTGGAAGAGTTCCAGCCCCTTCACGTCCGGGGGGTGGAGCAGGCTTTTGACTTCCAGCTCTGCATGGGCGGCGTCCATCAGCTGCTCAGTAACCCCCCACTTTGACACCGCTACCACTCGAAAATGGTAGGTTTTCCCGGGCTCCAGTCGAGGGAATGAATACCCAGGCGTTTGTAGAGACACTACAAATTGGTAGTCCCCCGCGGCATCATCATTGTCGGAAATGTAAACGTCCCAATGATCGAGGAAGCCATAGTCAGCGTCCTCTGTGGCAACAGCCCAATTGAGAAAGACTTTGTAATTGTAGGCGTAGGAGTTGCTCGCCTTGAGCCCCTGTGCGCTTTGCGGGGTGCGGCGTGGGTCGGGGAGATAAGTGTAATTGACCGGTCGAAGAGACAACGAGAAATCGAAGACTTCCGCGTTGTGTTCAATCGCCTCTATCGTGACAGTCAAATCACTTGCCCGCTCCATCCGAACGACTCGAAACGGTTTTGTCACGGTTGTTTCAAGACCAACAGAAAAAGTATCGTAGGCTGCGGGATTCCATACTACGACTTCTCCAAACGTAATAACATCTCCGGCGTCATAGACCTGTGGGTTCACGCCATCAACCAACAATGCGAGGGTTTGCACCGCATCTGTGGCTGCGCTTTTAAGCCGCATATAATAGGCTGCGCCAACCGGAATAGTAAAACCAGCGTCAACCTTGATTTCGCTAAGGTAAGCGGTATAGTCCGTAACTCGCCCAGAGGCCTCGCCCCATTGCGGAACGTCATGCCCGAAATTGATCACATCCCCCGCCCGACAAACGACCGCATCGATTCCAGCATCAAATCGAATTGAGCGGATCGTGAGGCGGTCCCGATTGATCAAGTATCGGGCCAGGCGCTCAGCTTGAGAACGCCGGGTGATTCCGGGGACAAACATGGTCCGCTTACGCGTCGGGAATTCACTTAAGCTGGCAATATCTTCGACTTGCAGTGTTTCTCGTTCGTAATAGTTCTCTTCATTGTGAAACTGAATCTCATACACGTTGCTCTGGTCTCGCAGAGAGGCAAAGGTTTCGGTGAAGCTGCCAGCAATGATGTTCCCCATATTGAAAAGCTGAATGGCTGTTTCGGCTTTGTCAGGGACGGCCCGCACTGTATTCCCGGACCAAAAAATGAAGCCCGAGAAAACAGCGGCGAAGAGAGAAAGAATGTCCACAGCGCTCATGTCAGAGTCAATCACCATATTGAGAGTGTGCCGGGCTTCTTGGGCTTCCTCATCCCCATCGACAAGCCCGTCGCAGTATGCCGCCAAGGCTCGGAATTCATCAAGGTCAACGTTGGTCACATCAAGTCGGTCTCCGAGCCCATATCGGTCGTTGAGCAAAAAGTTGAGCAGTGTCCATGCCGGGTTGTTGGAGTATTCATTGACCGGGACGTCGCTTGTCTCCGACTCATACGTGTCCACCAGCAGCCCCTCAACGATGCAAAGGACATCGGTTAGAGAGCCACTGAGCTGACTGGTTGCCAGGGACTTAATCCCGAGCAGGGCTGTGAACGGATAAGTGAGGGCATCGGTTTTAATCTCATCGATTCCCTCAAGGTACAGATCGACTTGATTCTCTATGTCTGAGTTCCGGCTGATCTTGGTGAACCGAATATCATATTGCCCGACCTCGAGTTCATCGATACGGATGGAGTGGGGAAGGATCGTTGTCGTTTTCTCCCACCACTCCTCGATGCCGTTGTCAGTCCAATCAGCATCACCAACCTTTTTGTACTCGACTTGTATTTGGATGCGTCTTTCTTCATACTCCCCCAAATGGACGCGGAAGCATGCGGGCATCTGAAAATTGAATTGCACAGCATCGAGGTCCGCGGTCTTGGTTCTGTAAACACGCTCCTCATCTTTTTCCAGCAAGTCGTGATAATCAGTCAGGTCATGCAAATCGTTGAACCCGGGGATGAGAGACTGCTCCTCATTTCCCAGCCGGGTGAAAATCTGAAGGTCCGTGTAGTTCGAGGCGGGGTTACCCTCAATGAGCAAGTTGCTTCCTACGGTCGCCGGGGACACATAATCGGAGTCCGAAGAGATACCAGCAATCGATTTGACAGGGCCTTCACCCAAAGCAATCAGGAGATTGAGATAACTTTTCTTCCCATCATTTGTCACCCACACATTGACATGGTTCCCGCCGATCATGTGATCTCCATAGACCAAGGCGGCAGGAATCTCTTCGTTGGCGGTGTTCTGCACCCCGCTCCATGAATACGTCGGGGAGCTTTCCAAAGAACCCCCGGAGTTGACTGGGGTCTTCGCCGCCATCCCGCCGAAGGCTGAGAAGACGCTTAGGCCCATCGAAGCCGCGGAAGCCAGCGCCCCGAGGGTGTACCCTACCCCGGCCCAAAAGGAGCCCGCTTGAAATGCGGTGATCGCCGCGGCTGTCAGCGTGATCGGGTCGAACCCCCGGAGAGTCGGGGTGATAATAATTAGGTCATTGGGATCGATTTCGAGCGTCCCAAAATCCTCTTCTTCAAATACCTGCCCCCGCAAAATGATTCGATGCCCGGTGAGTTGCTCCGGGCTGAGATAATGCGCAATGCTCGGCCCCTTGTACGGGGGGAAGGAGCGCTCCCGACCAAAAGAAGAAAAGGCATTTGGAATCACCCGAATTTCAGGCATCAGATACCCTCAGGCAGCCCCACAGGCGGGGCGATGGTTTTTTCGGATCAAAGATCGACAGGACTACCCCGACACGCTCCTGTGCGTGTAGGAGCTTCCTTTTGCCCATATAACCCCCGATGTGACTGGGCAATCCATCGAGGCTGTTGAAAATCAAGACGTCCAGTGGCGCAAGATCAGAGACCTCTATCTTGGTCGCATATCGTGACCACTTGGTCAGTAGCAACGCCGACTTGCGCTCGTTCCACTGATCCGCTGGGCATTGGGCGTCTGGAATTTCTCTACCGGCCCGTTTGAAGATCCACCAAACCAGCCCCCAACAGTCAATGCCTTCCGGGCCTCGTCCCCCAGTTTGAAACGGCCAGCCGACGCATTCATCAATAATGTCGCGCAGTATCTCAGACACGGAACACCCGCCTCGCCGGAACTGTCGGGAACCCACCAAACCGACCCTCGTTGTTGTGGCGCCGGCAATCCTCGAGGCTCTTGAGGCACACATCAAGATCGGGCCAAACCATCTCAAATGGGGTGAACCGTTTTATTTGCATGTTCTTCATGCTGAGCGTCAAGTCCACCGCGGACTCTTCATACCAGCGGACGAAGCGGATGCCGGTGTCTTGAATTTCGTCCCCGGAGTTGAGATACTCAAAGTTCGACAATGGAATCTCAAAGGTCTGCCACGCAGTCGTGATTCCCATACCCGAAAGGTCGAGGAAGAAAAGGCTCTCGTCATCGGTCTCGTCCAAGCTGGAAATCTGAAGATACCCCGCTGCTGACAAGGCTGCCGGGGCCGACGCTTTGAGATCGACAAACAACGAATCCGTGGAAACTTCCAACCCGGACAACGAAACCGGGTGCGTCCCAATCTCAAGGGAAACTCCGTATGGCGTGGGCTGGCTGATCTCGAGGTTGCGCCATTCAATCTTGAGATAATAATCGAGGACGGTCGCTTCCACCCAGCTAAAGAATGCGATGTGGTCTTGGATCGCGTCCCCGGTTGACTTGTAGGTGAATGAGCTCAAAAGGATGGGAAAGGTTTGCCACGCGGTCGTCACCCCAAGACCAGCCACATCGTCGTAGTATAGAGACTCGGAAGAACTCTTTGCCCCCGAGGACAGTTGCAGCGAACCCGCGATCTTTGACGGGTTGTTGCATTTCAAATCGACGTAGAGGGTAGCTGCGAGACCACTCAAATTTGGAACTGTGATCGCCGGAGAAATAGCAACCTGTGCCCGGGGAGCGACGTTCCACATTGAGACGGTGTTGTCCCACACAACTATATGAGCAGTCCCCTCATAAGAATGCTCTTCAGTGAACACCGTTGTTTTGTTCTCTGAAAACGCTGTGGGCTGGTTGAACCCCCCGGCCCCGTCTGAAATCCAACACCCCCGCTTTTTGTACGCCCACGCGCACCAATTGCGGTTGTAGTGGCGTCTGGGCAGGATCACCTCAACCAAATCGAGTCGGGAACTCAGCGAGAACCGAGCCACCGATTCGGTCACATCAATAGCATCGATATAGAACACGTCCTCGATCATGACCGTTGCATCGTCCAAATGCTCGGAGAAGACCTGTCGGATTGTGACCCGGTTCCCCCGCAGTCCATCGTATAACTCGAGGAGGGCTTGAATCTCTCTTGAGACATTGGCAATTTCGATGAGTGGGGTGTCACTCTGCCCAGCGACATTTTCAGAGAGCCCACTATGGCGGATCGGGAAAGCTGTGTACGTTTGAGGGGTGTCGGTGTCCTTGAAAAATTCAACGTCGGCATCCCACTCCGCCAAGTAAATATCCCCGACGGAATCGTCTGCAATTTGCACACGATAGAGAAAGATCGGTTTTATTGTCTCCGCGTTTTTTGAGGTCGTGAAATCGCCGGTTACGTCTCTCATGAGGGCACCACCATAAACTCCCAAGCACAGGAAAAATAACCATCGGCCATTGTCATATTGAACGTCCCCGGTTCGTAGCGCACAACGAGAGTCTCGTCAGTCAACGGGTCAACGAAATCGAAAGAATCGAGAGCCCCCTCTTGGGTGTCAAAAAAGGTCTTATACGCCAATGCTTGAACCTTTGTCAAGACCTCTGAGGTCAGCCGAAAGGAAGTAGTCCCGGAAGCGCTTTTCTGGCGGCGCTGCTCAGAGTTGTTCTCGAATCTCGCAACGATTACGTTAGCATCGTAGGACGCTTCGATTCGAGTGTAATCGAGGCTGAAGGTCGTCATATCATCTCCGCCTTATGATCTTGCGAGTCGGGCCATTCGTTTTGGAATCCGACCCGATGGTGTTCACGATGACGTTCCGACCCGCCTTGCCAGCCATGGCGGAAGCCACAGCGGAATCGGTGACGAGATTATACAGAACGATTGGAGCCGCTTCAGCAGGCGATTGATTTTTGGTGGGTGTCGATGATAGCCCGGGGCTGTTCATAGCCCCCCCGCTGGTTTTCGTAGCCATCCCAATGAGAGATGCCGCCATTCCAAAGAAGCCCCCCATATCGCCCCCACTGTCCTGCCGATTTTGTAGGGTCTTCATCACTGAGTTTTTGATCCAAGTCATGACCATGTCCGCAACCATCTTGGAAAATGCCCGGTTGAGATCCTCAAAAAACGAAAGGAAGTGGTCTCGCCAATTCTGGCCGTCCGTGATCATGTTCTCGAAGAGCCCGCCAACCGAGGACTCCATGTCGTTTACAAGAGCTTGGATCGCCTCGAAGCCTTTCTTCGCGGGGTCGAAGTCTTTTCCAAGCGCTCGAAGGCCAGCCTTCACCCCCGCGAAATACTTGCCGGACGCCATCAACGACTCTTCCCACGCCTCTGACATACGGCGTGCCATCTCATCCGCGAGGAGATCAGTCTCAACGCCCATTTCCCGAAGCGCCTCAATTTGAAAATCGATCAAGGACTTCGCACTGGCAAAGAGGGCTTCCGGGTCATTGTTGAGAGCCTGTTGAATCGCGTATGTGGCTTTGAGACGCCGGCGGTCGAAACGCTCTTGCTCTTTGAGAGCAGCCTTGTTGACCTCGAGTAGTTTAGTGATCCGGCGACTTTCGAGCCGCAAAAGCTCATTGTTTCGATCTCGAGTAATATCGAGGACCGTGGCTGTGTATCGCTGCTCCGCCAATTCGCGGATGATCAACAATTGGGCGACGGTCCCCTTTGCCTCGGAGAGCATTTGATCTCGCTCATGAGCAGCGGCCTCTACCCGACGAGCGGACTCATCCTCAATTTGTCGCACAGCAATATCGCGACGGAGATCAGCAATGCGCCGAGCCCCTTGCTGGTCGAGAGCAGCGCCCCGGGTAGCCGCGGCGGCGTCAAGTTTTTCTTTCTCATCAACGTACCCCTTGTGCGCGGCTGCCATCTCGAGATACTTACGATAGGCGTCTTTCACTTCTACTTCATTCAACGTGTCCCGAGTCACCGCGGAGGCATAAGAATCATAGGCAGCCTGCATTCGCTTTTCAGACTCAACAATCATTTCCGTGAGGTGAAGAGACTCCTCTTGATACGCGATCAATTTTGTGATACCTGCCAGATCAACTATTGGCTTCGCAACCTCATCCATCACTGCGGCTTCGGCGTCAATCGAATTCAATTGAGCTCGAAGACCCTCAATTTTACGATGCAGCGCCATCGCCTTTTCGTTTTGAACGTCCCACATTTCGACGGAGGGCGTCTTGAAACCGGCCATGTCAGGTTGAGACATCTCTGCAAGAGAGGGTTGTGTACGCATGCCCTCTTGCATAGCACGAAGCTCCGCCGAGTACTTTTCAATACCCGCTATGAGGGAGATCCGTAGATTCTCGGTGACTGCTTTGTTCAAACTACCAATTTTGGCAGCATACTCCTCGGCGCTAATCCCGGCTTTTTCATAGGCTTTCCCCAATTGCTCGGTGGCGTCGATCAGCTCCCGTTTCTCGGTTTTGGTGAGGTTCTCCTTTTGCGAGAGTTTGTTGTAACTCTCCTCGAGATCGGCAACTTGTCGGATCAAGAGGCGGTCAGCCTTGATAGCGTCCTCGGTGGCCCGGGCCTTCTCCTGCATGTGGAGGGTCAACGCTACGAGTCCTGCGACCACAGCACTGATTCCAATGACCAACCCGCCCACGGAAGCGGCGGTCGCAATGACGGCGACATTCATCGACTTGAGGGCCGCAACAGCGATTGGGAGCATCAAAGCCAGCGAGCCAAACTGCGTCACCAGTGCGGCAAAGGTTGAGACCCCAGCGGCGGCGCTGATCGTCAACTTTTTATGGTTTGCCACAAACTCAACGGTGGAAGTTGTAGCGGTGCGCATTGCATCATCAAGACCTTGTGCCCCAGTCTTCATGAGATCGAACATCCCCGACTGTTCCATGACATTCATGCGGAATTGAAACCACTTGTCGGACATCATGCTCAACGTGCCGGCCCAGGTCGTACTCAGTCGCTCAGCAGCCCCTCGAAATCTGGCGGTGGGCTCTTCCCACGCATCAATGAGCATGCGCTTGGTTTCTCCAGCGGAGTACTCGACCCCCGCTTGAAACCCGAGCATCGCGTTGACGCCGCGCCGGCGGAATAGCTGAGATGCAGAAGCTCCAGCGGAAAGCATCCGAATCACGCCGGTCGTCGTTTGTTCAAACGTCAACCCCATGTGAGCAGCAATATCACCGATGATCGGGATATATTTTGCGGTGGCTTCCGCCCCTTCGCCAACGACCGCGCTCAGGAGAGTCGCTGACTTCATGACTTCCTGATACGTGTAGGACACGCTGGCTACGTAGGCCCCCATTTTCTGAAATAGCTTGCTCGCTTCATTCAGAGAGCCAAGGGTTCCGATCAACCGCGTGCGATACTGCTCTGCTTCACTGGTTGCGGCGGTGAAGGATTTGGCTGCCTTTGCCAACGCCAGAGTCATCATCGCACCCACAGCGACGGCAGCGGCCCCGAGGGTGTACAGGGCGCGCTTGTTCTTTTCGACCCCGGCAGAGAAATCGTCCCAAAAGGATTTCATGTCTGCCCCGCGGAAGCGATAAGGCTCTTCCTCGGTTTTTCGGATCTCTTCGGTCAATCTACCGTAATCGTAAGAAGTCTTCTCAACGGCCTTGCGGGTCTCTTCAAGGGTTTTGATATGCTGTCGGAGATCAACTTCGGTCTTGCCGATCATATCGCTGAGTTGATTTGTGTTCGGGATCAACCCCCCCTGCGAGATTGTCTTCATTTGCTTTTCAAGTTCGGGGGCATATCCAGATCCCGTGAAAAGCCCCCCCTTCTTTGTAGCAAAACTCTGCTGCACTTTTTCCGCGGTCTGATTCGCTTTGTTCTCCGCTTCTTTCAGCTTGGCCACATACGGGGCGATATCAAGACCCAAACGAGAGAGTAGTGAACCAGCTTCAAACATTGGCCTTTACCTCTTCCTCGACTCCGCCCAAGCGTAAAACCGTTTTCGATTCTCTTCGATTTCTTGTTCTCGTGTCTTGCCCGTTCGCAGATTTTGAATCTGCCGCTGCAGCCGAGATTGCTCTGCTCGATAATCCTTCGACTCAAGCCCCCCCATACGGGCGGCATGGGCAGCGTCGAGTATGTTGTGCAAACGAACAATGCGGGACACGGCGGACCACGTAGCCATGTCCCGCTCGTCCATGTTCAAGAGTTCAGCAGCCCGGAACACGCCGGGGAGCGCGGTTGCTATGCCTGCGGCGATTTCTCCACGACTTCGGGCTTTTTTGCGCCTTCACCTCGAATTGAATCCGTGATGCAGTCGAAGATGAAACGGTTGGCGGACCCGACCTTGCGCCAATCCATCTCACGAACCACTTCCGGGGTTTCCCCGGTGAACACACAAAACTGGCGTTCGACGAGGGAGCTGGCGCTCTCCTTGTTGGCGTCGTCCTCGGTGGACTTGGCAGCGAGGGCGTGGACCTGATCGAGGAGCTCCCGGGTGATTTTCTCAATGACGTATTTCTTCTCGTCAATGATCACCGTGATAGGCTCGAAAAGGGGGCTTGTGTCTGTGTTGAACTCAGGCATTACAATCAATCTCCTTTTGGTCTCCCCAAAAAATCATCGGGGGATTATGCGACCTGCTGGTAGCCAATCGCGAAGAGGTCACCCTCTTCATAGTCTTCTCCCGAGTCGAGCTCATCGGCAGCAACGCAGGGGAAGGCGTAGAAAGTCACGCGGTAGCCACGGTCGGTCTCGGCGTCGAAAACGACATCCCAATCGATTACGGCGGCGGCCTTGAAAATGGTGATCCACTTGGTCTCGTCCACCGTCTCGACCCCATTGATAATGGGCTTGAGAACGAGCTTGGCCGCGTTTTCCCGCATTGATTGGCCGACGCCGTTAGCGACCATCAATTGGTCACCATCGACGGTCCCATTCGGCATAATCGCGGCAAAAATAGCCAAGGTGGTCTCACTCAGGATGGTTTCGACTTCGCATCGGGTGCCCGTGAAAATTCGATCTTTCGCATTCGTGCCGTACTGAGCCGTTTTGTGCTCCGCGGCATCCTCTGAATAGCGAAAGTTCACGCTTTGGTTGTCCCCCATGTCATCCCCATCATACTCGAGGTTACAGGGACCGAGATCCCCGAAAGGTGTTGAGCTCATGTGCTTATCCTCCTGTGATTATGATTCAATTGACGCTCTTACGATGAAGTTTGTCGAGAACTCATGCTGACCATTTGCATCCTGACCAATCGAGGAGGGCATCTGCAAATTGTCAAATGCGTTCACCATATAAACCCCGCCGGAGTCCACAATCGGTAGTGTTACGTTGAATCGAGGATCTCGAAGGAGCTCCCACACTATAAAAATCAGCTCCCGAGAGTCCCAATAACTTACAGCGCGCGACCGAAACATGACTGTTGGATTGATTCGGTCGGTGAGCATTTTGTGCGGGGGGCCCCCGGTTTCCATCATGACCACTGCTGGCCCGGTCACTTCCGACGGGATGAACCCAGCGAACAGGGTCGTGCCGATGACCAACGTCGTTTGGTTTTCGATGTATTTGGCTAGTGACTTGAGCATGAGAATCAATCTCCAAAGAACTGGCGAAAATGCTCTGCAATCACACGGAGGAGCCGATCATGCCCAGAGAGCAGTTTTTGTTCCACATACTTCCCGCCGGCGCTGGGCTCCGAAAAGTTGTACTCCGGGTGCTCATGTAGCCGGGCAGCATAAGGGGTGTTGAATCCGAGCACTGCCACAAACCGGTTTGCCTGTAGCGCCTCCACGTGATCTCTTGTGGCGGCGCCGGGAATACCAAATGAGGAGACATGCATGAGCTCATTGTTCACGAAAAGGGAAGCGGAGCCCCGTAGCATTCCGCCAACATGGTCGGATGTTTTCTTCTTCTCCAGATCGGGAATATAAATTGGGACGGTCGGGGGCTCCATCATCGCCATGCGAAGGAGCTCCAACCCCGCCGCTCCAACAGCCTGCCGAGCAATCGCCGGGGCGATCTCTTTGGCGATGCGGCGATGCCTGTCCACCATCTTCGACGTATCAATCGAAAACTGGAGCCCACCGATGTTTTTGATTTTGCTTCCCATTATGCCAGATCCAATTCCAAAGCCTTCTCCCCAAAGGCCCTCAGGGGTCGAATACCTAAGACCGGGAATGTCCGCCCGTCAGAGAACCGAACACGCCAGGAACCCGAGGAAAGGTCATTGTCGGATGAAATTCGCACCTTGGCCCGGGAAACCACTTGCTCCCCGTTCTGATCACGGACGAGCCGGTTGCGCTCATCGATCCACGCACGCATTGACGTCTCGGTCTTTGCTTCTTCTCCCCACGCATCATGACCCACAGCGATTAGGGTGATGGTCTCGGTCATGTAAATGTCATCAAGCATTTAGAATCTCCTGATACTCCTCAAGACTCTCAACGAACAAGTCCCCCTGACTGAACTCGACCAACGTTTCCCGACTTCCAGACGCCCGCAAAGCCGCCTCAGTGACAGGGATCAAGACATGGCGGCAATACGGGTGGATCGGCGGAGGATCAAACAACGAAGGAAAATCACTCCGCGGTGTCACTGAATAAACCTTGCCTTGAAAGGGAATACACTTTTCACATGCTCCCGAATGCACAGACCATTGGAAAAGGGTGGCTCCAAACTCGAGCCCGGTGTTGATCATCCCCCGGATCGCTGCCTCTTGGGTCCGGGTATGAGCAACAATCGAGGCGTACGTCCGCAGTTTGTATTGCCGACCATTGATTGAGATAAATTGAGCGTTGCCCATTTTCTGGCGGAACGCGGCCAGAACATGATCGGTCGCCGTGCGGTGGGACAGCCCCTCAATTATGCCCTGAGCAATCGCATTCGAGAGGGCCTTCTCAGAGATAACCTTTTGTTGCGTTCTGCGGATGAACCGCTCGAAAACTCTCGGGATGGTTTCGTTTGCAATCACGAGGTCCGCGGCCACCGCTGAAGACAACGCCGCAATCGCAGCAGAGTTCACTTGATTCCCGAGAGTGACCGATGCGGCAATGCCTTGGTTGCGAAGCTGGGAAGCAGCGAATTGAGCTCCTGCTGCGTATGAAGCCCGGACGCCATGCGCGGTCCATGCCCGGGCCTCTTTGTTCAAGAGCCGGATTTGAGCGCGTACCTGCACAAGCAGTTGCCCGGTCCGCCACCGTTTGAAGGTCGTGAGGTCAGCTTCCAAGAGCAGCCGCACCAACCGATTTTCTGATTTTTTATATATCTCCACCAAGTTGTCAATGTAGGCTGTCAAAAAAATGCGGGCTTGTTGAGTCGTGATGACCTTCGGCATTGGTCTTTCTTTCTACCCCGGAAGCTTATCGAACAACGCCGAGATTTGCTCTCCCCGCAGGCTGCACCGCTCAGCTATCATCGCCATGTGTTTTCCCTGCTCCTCGACTTTCGTTGAAAGCCCATTTGTGACAATGCGTTCCAAGGTTCGCAGTTTTTGGTAGGTCATCCCAATGTGGAACAGGAGCAGCCCGAGATTGATGAGCACCCCACCACCAAAAAGAAACCCGAAGAGCACAAGGGTATTTTGAGCAGCATCCATCGAAAAACTCCCTCACTATGCTGTGAATTTGAATCCCTTGCCATACCGGCGATAATCAACTAAAAACTCTCTGGCAGTCGGAGCCAAAGTCACATCCTTTGTGCCACGTGCGGAAAAACTTTCCCCAATCAGGGACGCACTACGAACCCCCATTGCGCGAAGAGCGGCACGCCGGTCAGCCCCGTCCCCCGTCATAAGGAGAAACAAGGCTTGCTCACAAACCGCGTACACAAGCCGATCATCGATGGAAGAGGCGGACACTGAAGAGAAATCATAGTCTGGGTGATTCTCAACTTGATCTTGGGCCGTCCGAAGTGCCGCGGTTTTCTCCGTGGCGCTCGACCAATGAGATTCCGCCCCAAGACGGGTGGAAAAATAGGTGTCTGCCTCGGCGGTCGTCATCCATAGGTCGCTCATTTGATTTGGCCTTCCTCGGTGCTATAAACCAGCGCTTTCCCTAACTTCTCACGACCGACGGGCAGTCAGCATCGTGCGGTCGAAGCGGATTGACGGTTTGCTGTCGGTCCAGCAAGAGGTGATCGCAAACTGATTTTTGTTGAGAAGGTTTTTCACCCATGCCAAGGGCAGAATGGTTTGTGTCCCAAAAACGAGGCATTCATTCCCATGACTGTGAGAACGAAACTCGAGGGCGACCTGCTTTCCCGCAAGAAGAAAATCGGGGGTGAGCATCCACTGAATGTCCTCAGGGGAGAAATAATGCAAGAGTCCCATGCAAAAGATGGTTTCCTGCGTGACGGGCCCCTTCTTCAGCCACGTGCGCACATCATGGCAGTGCCACGTGATTCGGCTCAGCCCCAAAATAGCCGCGACGGTCTTTGCGGCTTCCATGGCTTCCGGGCGGATTTCAACCGCATCGATTGACTGTGCCCCCAGCAATTCCGAGCGGATCGCCGAGTATCCCGTTTGAGAGCCGAGGTCGAGGATCGTAGTCCCCTTCAGATTGAGCATGGCCTCAATGTAAGCCCACTTTTGGTTCTCACAAGCGTGCACCCACGCCAGGTCAAGCTTTGAAACAGCGTGGGCCGCCCAAAGAGGGGAGTGGGCTGCGAACCGTTTATCACATCCCGCGCCAGCGATGACTTCGATGTCTTTATCTCCCGCGATGAGAGCGGCCCCCACGCGATGAGTGCCATCCTCGATCTTCCCGCAATCCGTGCAGAAATAAACGGGGCGGTGAACACTGCCGCATTGGGTTTTCAAAACGGCGGAGTCAAACCGTTGTGTGTGGGCGGGGGTGCGGGTGAGATGCTTAATGTATTCCTTGATCGCGTCAAAAATCGGATGCTCAAGGGCCACCCTCACCTTTTCCCCGGGAGCCAACGTCAACGACGTCGAAGAAGACATCACCACCTGTTGTGGACTTGACCAAGAGATGTAGAAAAACGGGGGGACCGTGTCAATTTGGGCCGGGTTTTCCCGGGGGAATAACACCCGGATACTCTTCTCAGTGTAAACCCGCAGATGACCGGGGTCGTTGACTTTCTTGTTTGGGGTCGATATGACAACAACCCCGCCCGGGCAAGTGCTTTGCAGCAGCGCCCGGACCAAGACCGCGTCCGCTTCAACGTGTTCGATGACCTCGGAGCAAACAATTCCGTCCGCGGGGGGGAGCTGGCACAGGTCCGCGGGGGTTTTCAGATACTCAAATTGAAGAGCAGGAAAGTTTTTCTTCGCTCCTTCAATGGCGGTTTTGGAGAAGTCGATGCCAACCCATTTGCCGGGGACTCTCTTGGCCAACTCGACGGTCGAATGCCCGGTGGCACATCCGACATCATAGAATACCGGCGGAGCCCCCCCTTCGATCCGATTGGGAGTCAGCCGAGCGGCCAATTGATTGAAACGCTCTTGGTGTTTGGGGTTTTCCAAGACCCGCCAAACCCTATGGACGTTCCAATGTTTTGTGATATAATCTTCAGCATCCATTGAATCCTCTTCCTGTTGCATAAGTGGCCTCAAACTGCTCCGCAAAGAACGCTTGCCGCTGACCCTGCATTTCAGGGCCTTGCTTGAACATGGCGCTCGAGTCGTCGCAACATTTGAGGTCGCGATAATGGGTTAAGGGAATGACATGTTTCGGTTCGGTGGGGTGGACCTTCATTTGAAGCCAAATGTCATCGCAATTGCGATGGAGCCCACGAACGTCGAAACCGAACATCTCCCGTGAGCACGCCAGACAAACTCCAACGAATCCGACCGGCTCCGGTTTGTCGACGAGGGAGGAACGAAAGAAAGGGTTCTCCCGATACTGAGGCGATACGAAACGACGTCCGATCACCCCGACGAAACCCCCCAATTTAGCCACTTGCTGCGCCATGACAAGCGCTTGGCCCGGGGCGGGTATAAAATCGTCATCGGCCATGATGATCACGTCCCCTGCGGTTAGGAGAGCAAAGACATAATCCATCCCGTTCCCGAGGTCATGGGGCATATTAAAGATCACCGACCGCCCTGAGCGTTCGATTGGTGTTCCGCCATTGAGCAGCCAAATCTCCCAAACCGGTTCTCGCTCCCAAGCCTCGAGGACTTGGGGGATAGTGGCCTGCCGGCCCGGGTGGTATGTGTTGATCAGAACGCTGATTTTGGGAGTCATGACCAATCGCTTTCTTGCACCCCGAAGTGAGCCAACAAAGGAGGTACCTTTTCCCCTTCAGCAATCACCGCTCCACGTTCTCGCAAGCCTTGTAGCTTCTCCGGCGAGCAGACCCCGAAGGGTCGATTTCGACGAATATTCGAGATGTTCTGTTTGTGTTTGATGACCATAACTTGGTGGGTTCCAAGTTCTGTCGTTGTCGAAAGGCGGGCCCCACTCTTGCCGTG